AGTACTAAAACTGCCACCAACATCCAACATTGTAATAGGGGCTGTTACCCCATCTCCACCAACAAACATACCTCCATAATTACCATTGCCATTCAAGACAGAAAAACGAGCGGCAAACTTTCCACCTGTTTGCATAAATATTTGAGTATCGGCTATAGAATATAATTCGTGTGATGCACTCGAAGAGTTACCATCTAAAACTAAAGATTTTCCACCAGTCTCTTCCAGTTTTAATATATTTTCATCTGCTCCAACAATATGCAATCTATGTGTGGGAGTACTTTGATTAATTCCAATTCTATCATTACCTGCATCTATAAAAAACATATGCGTAGTATCATCAGCTTCAATTCTGAAGTCTACGTCCGCACCTGAATCATTAAATGTTACCGCACCTTCTACATCCAAACCATCTGTCAGATTCAATTCTGCAGATTCAACTGTATTTCCTACAGTTTGTTGTGCTGTCATTCCTGTTAACATATATACCTCCTAACAAAAAACGAGCCGCATCGTTATATTCGATGAACCGACTCGTTGATAATGTAAATATATTGAATCTGAAAGTGTAAATCTTGGTACTGCAATAAATGTTAATCCTTGTCCTAATTTTAAATCATTTGCTGTACTCACACTTGCAGAGCTTGATGTAGAAAAATTAAAATAAATTTCTCCACTTGTGTGTATTCCTAAAAGACCTGCAGTCGTGACATCAGTAGCTCCAGCACTTGAGCCTACTGTTACCACACTTTGCACCGTCCATTTTCGGCTATCTCCTGTTGCTATTTCAGCCATTATACTTGTCCTCCATTATTTTGTAATAGATTTAATAACCTATCTAATTTATCTGATTGCTCAGAAACTTTTTGTTCTAAATTTTGTACTCTATTTATAAATGCAGGATCTGTTCCTCCATTTAAAGGAGTAATTTTTTGACCAGTACTTATTAAATTTCCCGTTTTTTTATCAAATGTTTTTTTTCTTAAATCATAAGTAGCCATATTATCTCCTAATTAGTTGAATTAAGGGGAAAATTAATTCCCCTTAATTTTTATTATCACACAGTCTAACTAACGTCTGTGTCGTGTTGTGTACTTGTATTGTTATCTGATTCGTCAATACCTGAAATATCACATAGTACTGCCCAAACACGAAGTTTTCCCGCACTTGAAGCTGCACCTGCAGTTAGAATATCCAAAGTATCTGCACTAGCAACCACAACTCTCGCTGTAGCTGTTAATGTTGAATACCCTGTTGCATTAGTGTCTCCGTCAACATATCTGTCAACATCTCCACCTGTAATACCTAAATCCATAGTTGCAGAACTTGAAAGTGCAGTAGTTACTTCAATTCCAGCTTCCATGATCAAAGTTTCTGCAGGAATATCTAGAGCATTAAGAATATCTCCATTAGCTGTTCCTGCATCACTGTTGACTGCTGATACATCAATTGTATTTTCGACCAAATAAGGTGATCTCGTATTGGACGGATGTCCAGTAGTACCACCTACACCTGTTACATTATATGTAGCCATAGTCTATCTATTATCCTCCCGATTACGATAAAGTTACCACACCAGAGTAAGAAGCTTCTGTACGAATAACTTTTCGTCCAAAAACGTGTAATCCTCTGATAATGTCGGAAAAGCTGTTTGGATCACGAATCATTTCGGTTTTAGCGATATGATTAGCAGTCGCAACGCCAGACATATGGCCGTATAAAAACGCATATTCAGTAGAACCTGAAGATCCGAATGTTTTACTAGCCGCAGCCCCGCTACTAACAGCAATTGCATTGGTCATATACATATCAAAACCAAACAAAGGTCTGTCAGTTACTTTTCCATTTCTTAGCATAGATGCTCCACCTTCTCCCATTACTGATTGATCCATTAATTTTGAATCTGCCTTTCTCAGTTGTGAGAAAAATTTTGGAGGAGCTACTAGCCACCTATTTTCTTCTGGTACATCTTGCCCATCAAGAACCACTTTTGCAGCACTAACGATATCCACCAAAGTATTAGAATTAGTATCACCAGTTTTTGGTGATGCGTCAGTTCCAGTAGTAGAGTCAGTACTTGAATTATCATAAACGGCTTTTAGCACGTTATAATCATAGTTCTTTTTAAGAGCGTATGCACCTGAAGAGGTAGAAAGAGCTTCCCAGTTTACATGTGATTGTCTTTCCTCAATGTCGTCCACTTTAAATGCAAAGTATGAACCTTGGTCAACGGTCAATTGAATTTGATCATCAGCCAAGACTTGTGCATTTACAGTTTGTCCACGAGCATAGTCACTCACAGTAATAGAAGGCTCTTTTATTATATTTACTGTGTCGCCAAAATTTTCTATTTCTCCAGCATAGTCAGTGTTGGTAATTGCCTCAACAACTGAAGCCCTGCGGAAGAATTTTAGAACTTTTTGACTATATACTGCAGGAACCCAATTACCCGAAGGTAGATTTTGATACCCAGCAGCTAAAGACATAGTTGCCATAAATTGCCTCTCTATAGTTAAAAGTTAATATTAATTTGTGATTCTTCCCTCAACTCTAGCTTTTTCGATTTCAGCTTCATACTTTTCAAATTCACGAGGTTTTAATTTTGAAATCTCGTAAGCACTCCAAACTTTCTTCGGTTGTGCATCACCTTCAGTAGCTTTTTTAGTTTTAGTTACAGCTTTAGCAGCTTCTTTTCTAACATCTTTTTCTTGTTTTTTAGTATACTTTCCAATACCTTTATCCATCTTATATAAATCAATTGCTCTTGCAGCTAACGTTGCATTAGTTTTATTTTCATATAACCAATTTTGAATAGTTGGTTCTTGTTCAGTAGCCCAATTATGAAAATCGTCTGTTTCACGAATTTCTATAAAATCAGGATGCTTTTTAAGTAAGTCTACTTCAGCTTTTTCTTTACTAACTTGTTGCTGTTGAGATTGAATAAGTTGATATTTTTCTTCAAGCTCTTTAGCTCTGTCATCAGCTTTGTTCATAGAAATGGTTTCAATCATTTTATAAACATCGGGATACTCAGCTTTCCATTGGTCAAGTTCTTCTTTTGACTTAGGAGGAACAAATTCTAAATTTTGCTTACCAAGTTGGTCTTTAAGAGTACTAACTTCATCTTTATGCTTATTGATAGTCGAATCATAATGGCGTTTAAGATCGTCATATCTTTTCTTAAACACTCTTTCTTCAGCATTTACAGGGCGTTCTTTATCTGGAGTAGCTAATGCGTTAGGATCTGCAGGATCTTTTTGTGCATCAGTGTCCTTTGGAACGGTATCTGTCTCTGCTTTATTTTGGTGAAATTTAGTTAAATTGCCTTCAGCAAATGCCTTAACTTCAGGATCGTCTTCATCTTGTTGTTGAATAGGATTCTTATAAGGTGTTGCTTTTTGCCTTTTAACTTCTTTCTCGTTATCGTTTTCCATGTTTTCTCCTTCGAGTTGAGTGCCTCATGGGAGGGTAGCTCATTCCATGATGTGGGCTGAATTAGGCTATAGGGCCTGCTTCAGGTGGCACATTTGTTGCTGCTCCTAATCCTTGATTGGGAACATTTTCTGCAGTAGCAGAAACTTGTTGTGTCATAGTTGGATCCAATTGATTTGATTCTGGTGCAGTTGCTAAAAATGTTTTTAATCTTTCAACTGATTCAAGAGGATCGTTAGACGGAAATTTAGTTATAATATCTTGTAAGTTAATTATTAACGATGGTTCAGTAGCTCCATAATTTGCTACTATTTGAGGTAAAAATTGAGGATCTACTTTTGCTAAAACTTCTTTTGCTCCCATTGTTAATGTGCTATCTAATTGTAATTTATCTTCTGGAGATAATCCAGGTATTTCTTGCTCTACTTGTTGCTGAACTTCTGGTCCTGGCTGTGCTTGAGCTATTGGTCCTGGCTGTGCTTGAGCTGCTGGTTCGAGTGGAGCCTGTGGAGCCTGTGCTCCTAATCCACTTAAATTAGCAGGTTTTGGAATAGCAGGTTGTCTACCTAATAATCCAGTTGTAGTGGGTCTCATATTTATTCCTTCTATTGCCATAATTTTTATCCTTTCCAGCCTCCTTCACCAGTTGAACTCCCTGGTGCTCCACCACGACCACCTCGTCTACCTTCTGGGCTTCTATCTTTTTGAAGATTTGCTAATTGTATTTGTTTTTTAGCTTCAGCTTCAGCTTTTGCTGCTGCTCTATCCGCTGCAGCTTTAGCTGATGCAGCTGCTCGTTGTGCCTGTCTAACATCAACATTTGGATCCCAACCACTTGCTGGTCTATCTAATGTTGATACAGATCTTGTTTGTTGCTCTATTTCAGCTGCCGTTTTACCTTTTAAACTAGGAGGTAGTTGTTCCATAGGTTCTGGTTTTAATTTACCTTTTTGGCTAGGAGGTAATTGTTCTGTCAATACATTTCCAGGACCTGATGTAGCCATATAATCACTTAAAACTGTTTCTGTTGCAGTTTTTACTTTAGGATCTTTTATTTGATTAATTTGATTTATAACATCTGAAAAAGATAATCCTTGATCTTTAACAGTCTTTTCAAAATCTCCTATTCCTTTTTTTCGTTGTGCAATAGTATTTCCTAATGATATATCAGATATCACTTTTTGTCCTGTAGATGACATTGCATAATTTATCCCCATTGAAACTGTAGGAGGAACTCCAAAAAGAGACATAGCAACTCCTAAAAGTAGTTTTCCTATAGGAAAAGATTCTTTCTCTATAGGCATTCCAAATATCATATCTTGATTATTTAAATTAAAAGTTTCTGAATTATCCTTCATATTTCGCAATTCTGATAATGGCGTATCTGATCTTAAACCTGTTTTAGCTAAAATTCCAGTATCTGCAATTTGCTCCTGTTTTCGTTGTGCAAATCCTTCAGGTCCTTTAGGTTTCATTGCTCCAGTTAAAGCCGTTGGTTGTACTGTTTCTGGTGTAGTTGGAACTTGACTACCACCAAATATATTTTCGCTAATTGGTTGAAATAAAGTAGATAATTGATCTTGAATATTTCCTTGTTGAACCTCAAGTGACTGACTAGCCATACTTTCAGCAAGAGGATGCCATTGCGAATCTTGTTTTAATGTTTGTCTATCGGAAGTAAATGTAGGATATAATTCATTTTTTAGGTTCCATTTATCTTCAGCAGAATCATAATTCAATGAAGAATATGATGCATTTTCTCTTCCAAACCTGTTAATGTTCAGACTCATAAATTAATTTTTCCTTTTTTCTAGTTTTATTAGCTTCTTGGAGGCTGAGTAAGTGGCGTAGAATTGCCAGTTTCCCCTGGCAACGGCACATTACCTGTTCCGATGTTGCCACCTCCAACTCCAGTTGTATCTGTTGGCGAAGCTCCTGTAGGTACTTCTCCAGTCTGCCCCATCGGACTTTGTCCTCCAGGAGCGGTTGTATCTGTTTGATTTCCATTTACCATCCCCATAATTTGAGCAAATATAGCAGCTTTTTCTGGATCATTAATTATTCGTTCTGGATCAATATCAAGTGATTTAGCAATTTCTTTTAATATTGTATGCCATTTAACGAATGGTGCTAATGCAGGATTAGCTGCTGTTTGCATAAATGTCATTAATCTTTGTGATCTAACTTCTTTTTGCATTAAAGAAGATGTACCACGTGCCTTAATCTCTAAGTCACCTTTAATTTCAGGAACACTTTTATTAAATTGCATGTTCCATTCAAATAAAGTTCTTCCGAGAGGTTTTAGTAAATAATCGTCAATATTTTTTATAACTGTTTTAATACTAAGTGCAGCTGCTCCCATCAACATAGACATACCAGATGCAGTTCTAGTAGTAGACATAACTCCAGTTGTTCCATGTGAGTATGATGGAATACCTGTAGATTCATCTGCTAATTGTCTAAATCTATCAAACATCATCATATTTTCAGTTGTTGTACTTGGAAATTTTACTGCATGTAATGCTTGACCAGGTTGCCCACTTTGTCTTCTAAAAATTTTTCCAGGAAAGACTTTCATATCTTGTCCTGGAACTAATAATGTTTCATCAATATCAAAAACTAAATTTCCTGATAACGCTAAATTATCAATAGCCATTCTTGCATGACCATTCATAATTTGTTGTGAATCTTCCATATTTTCTGGAATGCCAACACCAAAAAATTGATATGGATTAATTTCATATGGACATACCATATATGGTAATCTATATGGAATAAACGGATTTGGTATAATTCTTAAAATTTGATTTCCACAAATCCATGCATTAATATGAATAATATTTAATGAATCATCATATTCAAAACCTATGTTATTTGCTGTTTCTTTATCTATTGATCCCCAATACTCTAAAACTTCATATCTATTTTTATTTAAAGTTTCAACATTTTCTCGATCATATAAAGATGATTCAAATCCTCGTGTAGCATAATTTGGACCCATGTCTAAACATTTTCTAATTGAATCCGCTTTAAAAAATGGTCTATCTAATAAATCTACTAATTGTTGTCTATTAAAAGAATGTCGTTGAATAATATAATCACAATCATTAACAGATGCAGCATTTGGATCTGGATATAAATCCCAACATGATACAGGTTCTAATTGAGGTACAGATTTAATTTTTCCAATATAAATATTTTCATTTAATTCTTCATCATGTTGCCATGAATTATATAATTTATCTTCAGTGAAAGGTCCTTTTAATACACCTGTACCTAATAAAGCCATTTCAAAAAATACATGACGTAATGCTTTAATTGCATCAATTTCATCTAATTGGTCATGGATAACTTTCTGCATTTGTTCAGCAGCCAATCGTGCAGGCTCAATTTCTGGAAGAATATCAACAGGTGCTTCTCCCTCTTCTAAGCCAGCCTCTTCATAATTTTGTGCTATATTTTGCATTAAAGTTTCTGCTGTAGCACCAGGAAGAATCTGTTTTCCATCACCAGCAAAGCCATATAAATCCTGGCCATTTCCATTTGGTTTCTCAGGAGTTTCAGGAATTTGTTGTTTTTGAGGATTTAAAAATGCTTTTTCTGCTATGCCTTCAGGAACAGGTGTGGATTCAACTCCAATAGGAAATTTATTTCCAGAAAATAAAACTTCAATTATTTGGCCAAAAGACGCAAGAACTTTAGTTTTTGTAACTTTTACAAAAACTTTAGACTTCTCATTATCTCTAAAAGCCATTTCAGGCCCATAAAGTCCACGATAATTTCTATACGATTTCAACCATCGTTTTTCATCATATAATCTAGATGTTTCTGATTGTTGAAACTTTCCTCTAATTATACCTATAAGTGGATTATATTCTTCAGAATATGGTTTTTTATCCATATCTTTAGTATATTTTTTAGCCATTTATGTTATTATCCAGTTTCGCCTTGTGTATAACTTTTTAAATAAGAAGCTTCAAGTTTTTCTGGTTTTCCTTTTCTTCCTTCTTCTTTTCCTAAAGCTCCTTGTTTAACTGGTGCATTAGGATTTATTTCCATTCTTTCACGATAAAGTTTACCATCAGGAACTTTAGATAAAGATCCTTGAGCTTCTTTAGGTGCGTAGACTTCTTTTCCTTTCGGATATTTATAGCCGTATGGCATAGTATTACTCCTTGTTAAAATTAATAATTTTTTTCATCGGCCATCTTCCAAAAAGATGACTGAACGTGTTCTGATCCAGATTTTGTTGGATGATTTACATTAGCTCCTGACATACTTGGGCGTTGTTTAATTGCTGTTCCACCAATTTTACTTAAACTATCTTGTTTTCTTGATGGCGTAGCTATTTTTTTATCAGAAGTTTTATTTAAATCTCCAGCTTTTACTGGTGTATTGGCATTAAAGTTTTCTTGCATGTTTCTTTTCCTCTTTAGTTGTAGGTTTTATTATACTTATTTTTTCAGTTATTTTATTTTTTAATATATTTGATTTTAAAAAAGTTTCATCTAAAGTTTCTCCAGCATCTAATGGAAATTTTTTATACTTTGCATAATACGCTCTAAAATCATATTTATGTCTTGGGTCATCTGGATTAACATTCATAACCATACGTTTAGCATAGTCATTAAAGTCGGCACGAAAATTACCTTCTTCATTATCAGTTAGTTGTATCATTATTATTTTCTCCTATACATTGTTGAATGAAGGGTAAAAACCATGGGTTATCTCGAATAATACCTATAAAGCTATTAGATAAAATTGTTACAATTTGTTCTTCTTGCTTTTCTCCTACAATGGGAGTATCACCAGAAGATAAACCTCCTACCCACATTGCAGCATGCATAGTCTCATGAAATAAAGTATTTGCTAATTCTAAATTATCTATTTCTGTATTAATTTCTATTTTATTTTTTTTATGATCAAATTCACCATAATTATTTTCTTTATAAAATGAGCCTTTTGATTTTTCAATTTCAATATCTCTGTAACCTACTTTTATCGTATTTGATGGTATTTCCATTACCCCCTCCTATGTTTTATGTTTAAAATATTCTATTTGGGCTAGTCTTTTTGTTGCTTCTTTTTTTGTATCGTAAGGACCTCCTAAATTCTTTCCTTTTTTAGAAACAACATACCAACCAGCTTTTTTCTTTACAATCATATTAATAGCCAAACATTCTGTCTATAGGGGTAAATTGTATATCTGTATTATTTTTTCTCCAAAGTTCACGAGCAGCTTTTGGATTAATAGGTCTGCTCATACATCCATATCGTAATGCATCATATGCATGATCTTCAGCTTTTGTATCTACATCTTCAGGATTATTTTTATCTGTAGGCAATGTAGACATTGTTCTTATTAGATTTGTGCAATTAGAAAAAATTCTAATTCCTGGTTCATCTTTGTCATTAACTTTAAGTCGTTTATGAACTTCAAGTTTTCCATTAATTCTACTTTTTGGTGAACGATCTGATGGTCTCCATCTACATCCATTTTGTATCATAGTTTCTGCAATACTTGGTCCTACATCTCCTCGTCTTGCCCATGTGCTTGCATCTAATATACCATAACTAATGTATTCACCATGTTCTAATTCTAAAACTTTTTTTGCAAATGTATCTGCTGTAATTTTTTTAGTATATAATTCTCTATATATCCAAAGATTATTATCATAATCTACCGCAATCCATAATACACATGCAGGTGATGAATATCCCCAGTCAGCACATCTAAATCTATACCATCCTTTTGGAATTTCAAGAGGTTGAATAACATGAAGTAATTGATTAAATTCAGGAAATGCCGCATCTTCAAATGCATTCCAATCACCTTCAAGAAATTGTTTACGCTGAACTTCAGGTAATGATGCTAACATAATATAGTAATCTTCTGTTTGCATCAAATACGGATTATCTTGTAGTTTTGCAGGAATAAACCGTCTTGTTATCTTTCTCATTCCTACAGGCGTATTTATATTAACTTCAAACGTATGATTTGGTTCATCAGGTTCAACGAACATTTCTCGTACCCATTGTGAACCAACATTGCCTGGATTTCCTGTTGACCTCATAAATACAGGTATTTTTGTGTCAACTGATCTTAGTGAAGATCGTAAAAAATTATATACGTCTGGAGTGGGATATTGAGGAAGCTCGTCTATTCCGATCCACGTGTATGACTGGCCTTGATATCTTAGTGCATCTGTCATATTTTCTGCGTATCCGAACTCTATCTTTGCTCCTGATGGGAATCTCCACTCTTTTTCTTGTTCTCTCCATCTTGCTCCTGGAAATGCCTTTGCATATAAACGTTGAGAATGAGTAATTAAATCTCTCAACTCAGGCATTGTCCTCCTTATTAACAAGGCTCTGTGATGTTCTTTATCACAGTATCTCAGTGGATCAACCAACATGGCATATGATTTACCACCGCCTCGTGCTCCACCATAAAACACTTCTTTTTCAGAAGCTGCTAGAAACTCTAGTTGAGGACCAGGATTTGGTTTAAATATAACATCCTGTTCTTTTAGATGATTTTTAATATTAGGTGGAGACGTTTCAATTATATCCTCATCTATTAATTGAGTTTCCTTTCCATCTAAAACTTTATTTATAGTTCCAATTTTCTTTTTTGTATATTCAGCAGATCTTTTTGCTGACCGTAAACTTTGTTCTGCCTTTGCAACTTTTTTTCTTGATCTCTCAAGTAATTTTTTAGTTGATACTTTCGCTTTCTTGTGAGCTATTCGTTTTGGTTTCGGAGGTGCTATCTCTGGTAAGTCTTTGCTTAAGTCCGACATGCGATATGTATCTTCCTGTTTTTTTGTGTAACCATTGTGCTACTTCTCTATATGAACACGTATTTATATATTCTTTTGCTTGATTCAATGCATCTAATTGTCCAGTAATAGGTTCTAAATATTCTTCCGTTTCATCGAGTTTATAACCAAAAGGAACAACTCGTGAATGGCGTTTTATTTTTTCTTCCATTAAACTTATGTGTATTTTACTTTATTGACTTTACCATTTGGATGATAATCTTTTTTCATTCCAAATTTTAAATTGTCAGGTGTTGCTGGTTTATCAGGATCCCATTTATGTTTATTAAATTCTTTTATAACTCGTTCTTTTCCTTCTGGGCCTAAAACATCAAGTTCATCTCTATTTAATTTTCCAGTAACTGGGTCTATTAATTGTAAAGCAACTCCTCCTTTATGCCCAAGTTTAAATAGCAATTCTTTTGCACTTTTAACTTTAGGATATTTTGGTTTATTATTATTTGTCGACATTTTTATTATTCCTTATTTTTTAATTTCTAATTCCTCTAATGGAGGCAATACATCTTTAATATCATCCTTTTTGGGAAGTATAAATAATCCATGCACTGCTTTCATGTTAATATCTATTTGATCTTTTTTTACAATACCTATACGGTCTAAAACCTGTTTGGCTGCTTCCAGGCGAATATTTGCTTGAGGCAAAATTGCGTTATCATCCATCATACCTGTAATCTGCATTGCGGCTTTTGGAGCATGCACAGCTAGATAGTTTTCAGCACGCTGTATTATTTCCTTTTTTAAATTTCTTACTACTTTAGGATAAGATTGCTTTGAATACCCTGCTAGCTCTCCCGCTATTTTTGGGTTGCCATTTGCGTCTCCGAACAGTTTGTCTAGAAATACTTCTTGTTTTTCTGTTAACTCTGTTTTTGGGCGGTTCATTAAGGTTGATTCCATGATTTAAATTTATTTGTTCCATAAACTTTCTATAAGACATATTATCTATTATCATTTTTTAATAGTCTATTGGATCTGGTTGTACATAGGGTTTAGATGGGCCTTCTGTTTGAGCACTACCAGATTGTAAAAATTGTGTAGTTATTGCTAAATTAGCAGAACTAGAATTTCTAGATGGAGAAGGTGCTATTCCTCCAATAACTTTACCAGCTCCATAAGTTCCAGCAACTCCAATAGTTCCTGACCAATATGGATGTTTTTTTGCCCATGCCCAAATAGCAGATTGCG